CACCGGCGACCTCACCAACACCGGCCAACTCCTTCAGCAGAACCTCGTGAAGGGGCAGCGAGCCAACACGACCGACTCGATCTACGAGGTTCGTGTGGCCGGTGACGCCAACGCCCGCTGGTTCAGGAACGCGATAGGATCCGAAGGTTGGGGGCCTGGCACCGCCGGGCCTGACACAGCGTTCGGCCGCATCGGTCCCGGCCAGCTTCAGGTGACAGGCAGTCTGGCTGCTACGTCCGGCCTGTCGGCCGCTACGGTGACCTCTACCGGCCTCGTGACTGGTAGCGACCTGGCGCTTACAGCGCCGGTCTTCACATCGTTCGTCCCCGTCTGGCACGGGCATGACGCCAACATGAACACCAACACCGGCTGGTACTACAAGGTCGGCAAGATGGTGTTCTACGAGATCTATACGGTGTTCTCCACGAGCTCCAGCCTGACCGGAGCGATAAGCGTAGACCTGCCGACGGCCCCGTTTAGGAACGGTAACACCATGCGGCAGCAGCTCGGTACTGTCTGGTTCACAGACGCGGGCCCGCTGGGACCGCTCAACGACACCAACTACATGGGCCACCACTGCACGTTCGCTGGTGACTCCGGCGTCTCTACGCAGCCGCTCAAGAACTACCGAGACAACACCTTCACGGGCGGCCTGATCACAGGCCCGAGCCCGGCTACTATCATCACGATCAACGGTACGTACAGGGAGGCGTGATGGCTGATCCGTCGCCGGACATCACCAAGCAGATACCTTGGCAGCTCAGTAACTTCCTGCCGGGCACGCCCAACAGCGGCGGATACAACCTTCAGGACTACCAGTTTGACTACGCCCTCGGTGGCATCCCGTTCCTGAGTGCGACTCGGGACCAGTGGCCGTACACCGAGGGCATGGCCGAGATCCGTAAGCAGCAGTTCGACAGCTCCGCCGAGCCTGGCGAGCAGTCTATCTACGGCTGGTGGCTCCGGTCTCAAAACTCCTGGACGTCTGGAGCCGGATTGGTCTACCAGGATCCGGATGTGATCAACCCGTACGTCAGGTCGTTCGACCTGCGGTTCGAGGACTCGCTCGGGATTGACACGTGGACGTCCGGTCAGGCTTCGCTGTTGCGGCAGCCGAACAACAAGACGACCGTAGGCAGTTCTGTTCCCCGCGTCCGTGGGTACGTCGACCCTTCGGGGGTCGACGCTCTGTTCCTTCTGGATGGTAACACGCTCAAGAAGGTGACCGACTCAGCTATCACCACGATCACCACAGGCTCTGGTGGCACGGCTCTCAGCCTGACCAACAGTGGTACCACGTGGTACGTCCTGGCCACCGACGGCGTATGGTCTGGGGTGGACACCGGAGCGGGGACGAAGATCTGGAACGCACCTGCCGGTACGCTCACTACGGGCGTGATCGAGTTCGTCAAGAACCGGCTGCTCGCCGCGTGGAACAACGGCGTGTACCTGCTGTCTGGTGCTGGCCCGGCGTTGCCCACCGCTACGATCACCATGGTTGACACCACCTGGACGTGGACCTCGGCAACCGAGGGGCCTGCGGCTATCTACGTAGCCGGTGGCAACCGCACCCAGTCGCAGATCTGGAACCTGATCCCCACGTTCTCTGGAGCTACGGAGACGATCGTTCCTACGGTCAACGTGACCATGCCGAGAGGCGAGCAGATCAACTCGATCCTCGCCTACGTCGAAACGTTCATCGGTATCGCCACCAACAAAGGCTTCCGGGTTGGTGACCTTCAGTCCACGGGCAACATCAGCTACGGTCCGCTGCTGTTCCAGCCGACTGGCGGATGCCAGTCGCTGGCGGGTGACGACCGGTTTATGTACGTGGGCTCTACGACGGCACACGATGGCGCCTCAGGCGTCTTCAGGGTGGACCTGGGTACTCCGTACCAGGAGCAGTCTACGAACGCTGTACGGTACGCCTACGCCCGCGACATCTACGCTCCTGGCGTGGTTGGTAAGATGAACTCGTGCACGATGTTCGGGGCGAGCAACAGGCTCGCCATGGCTTTCAGTGCCGACTCTCTGTGGATCCAGGATCCGAGTGTGCTGTATCCGACTGGGTATCTTCGCACCGCTAGGATCCGGTTCAACACAGAGGAGCCGAAGCTCTACAAGTTCATGTCGATCTCTACGCCCGACCCGCTCCAGGGTACCATCCAGCCCAGCGTGATATCGCTGGACGGGGTGACGTACCCGAGCGTGGTGTACGGTCCGTCCCTGAATCCAGAGACTAGCGACCTCACCATCGGGCAACCGGCCGGTCCACAGAAGTGGATCAAGCTACGGTTTGACTTCGCTCGCGGAGTCTCCGACCACACGGTCGGAGCCATCCTCAACGGATGGCAGGTTAAGGCCCTACCTGGATCCATCCGTCAAAGGATGATCCAGCAGACGTTCCTTCTGTTCGACGAGGAGAAGGACAAGGGTAACCAGCGAGTGGGCACCGACTCGTACGCCCGTGACAGGTTCGAGGCTTTCAAGAGCCTCGCACGAGCGGGGGATGTAGTCGTGTTCCAAGAGCTGATGGAGGGTCTGTCGACCCTCGTCGTCATCGACGACTGGAAGTTTACACAGTTGGCGCCACCCGGACCAGGGGGTACAGCACTGGGAGGCTATCTCACAGTGGTGCTGAGAACGGTGGCCGAATCCACATAAGGGGTGGGACGGATGGACTTGAACTCTATCCTAGTAACGGCCAGTGCTGTGGGCACCGGCCTCGGGGGATTCATCGGCGGGAGATGGTCGGCGCGAGGCATCGCGTCCGACGTAGCATCCGACACCGTCGACATGCTCCAGACGCAAGTCAACCTACTGAAGGAAGACAAGGAGCATCGGGATCTTGAGATCCTTGATCTCACGCAACGGGTAGCCGTTCTAGAAGGACTAGTCACCCAGCGCGCCGAAGTAGAGCAAGTCCAGAGGACCGTTGATCGGATAGCTGATAGGGTGGGAACGTGATGGATCACCTCAGCCACGACATCCCGGACGCCGTCCCGGCCTGGTATAAGCAGCAGCCTAACTCGCCGTTCAACGTGTACGATTCCGAGACCATCAAGGACATCCAGCGCACGCTGTCCTGCCCTGAGACCGGCGAGCTTGACGCCACCACAGTCAACCACATCAAAGGGTTGCAGTACGCTATGTCCATCCCCGCTACGGGGCGCATCGACGAGGCGACCGCCGTCAGCATCCAGAGACTGAGGGATCGTTATGCCGTTCGTCAGTGAATCTCAACGCAAGTACCTGTACGCAAAGAAGCCCGAGGTGGCGAAGAAGTTCGCTCAGCACTCGGGGAAGCAGGGCTCAGCCCTGCCGTCCAAGGTGGCGCAACCGATAAGGGGTACCAACAAGTGAAGAAGTATGTGATCGACCTGGCCGAGCGTGTCGCTGCAACGGCAGCCTTCACGTTCCTGTCCGCGTTCAGCGTGACCGACCTGAGCACCGCTCGGGACGCCGGTCTTGCTGCGGCTGCGGCTGCACTGTCCCTCGTTAAGGGTGCCCTCGCTGGCTATGTCAGCGGTGGCAACGGAGCTGGACTCACCTCCAGCAAGTAAGCAAGGCAAGAAGATGGGCCCCTCTTTCGAGGGGCCCTCTTTTTTTGTGCCCTAGATCAGCCAGTCGGGTCGTCGATGAAGCGGTCCCACGCCTCGTCCTGGATCTTCTGAGTCTGGACCCGGTTCACCAGCGCCTCCTGTCGGGCCTGCTGGGTGCTACCGCCCCGGGTGTCCACCTCTCGGACGGTTGCTGCGTCGTTCGCCTTCACTGCCTTTTCGTACGCCTCGTACTTCTTGCCCATCATGCTCCTCGATTCTCAGGATGAGGACACCCTTCCGGCGCCTCATCGTTACCCTTCTCATGTTCGTCTCCCCGCAGCGCCATCGGGATGTAGATGTCGGACGGTGCCCGACCTGTCTTGCTCTCCCACTGCTTGCGGTACTGCTCTTCGGTCAGTGCGATGTTGGCTAGGTCTGCCATGCTACCACTATCCTCTCGATGCCCGCGTGTTCGATGAGATTTGAGCACTGAGTACAGGGCTTGTCGGTGACGTAGAGAGTTCCTCCACGACACTCTGCCAAGCCTGCTTGAAGGATCGCGTTGTGCTCGGCGTGAATGGCGAAACAAGGGAACTGGTTGTAATCGGCTCCTGCGGGTACGTCCGCGTAAGAAAGTTGCCCCCTGGGGCAACCACCGTCACTACAGTGTAGCTTGTTATGCGGTACTCCGTTGAACCCATTGCCGATCACCTTTCTGTCTTGGACGACCACGGCCCCCACCTGACGGCGGGAGCACGTGGACATCGTAGACCATAGCTTAGCCAGGTCGAGGAAGAACTCATCCCAGCTGGGACGGTCAGTCATCACCCTCCGGGTGGGGAGCCGGGGACGGCTCCAGGATAGGGGTTGTCAGGGAGTCGGTGAACCCTGCCGGACAACCGCAGTGCGGGGGAAAGTGCGGTGGGTTCGTGCAGTTGTTCTTCACTTGCGGTGCTTCCCTCCCCGCTTGGGTGCGCCTTTAACCTCGACCTCGACACCCTTGGCCTTGCCACGGTTCTGACCGTACTGCTTGTCGAACTCGTCGGCCTTCGTCTGGGGGTCGGCCTTCGGGTCGAACGGCTTGTTGTTCAGGTCCTCAGTCTTGCGTCGGAACAGAGCCATCGTACTCCCACTTTCCCTTGTCGTTGTTGTCGAACGTGAACTTGTAGACCTGCTTGGACTGGGTGTGGTAGATCGCCAGACCTTCCGGGTTGGGGTGGAAGGGAACGGCGACCGAACCGTTCTTGAGCAGCTCCTGAGCTACCATGTGGATAGCCTCCTCGGAGAACTCGCCCTCATATAGCACCGGAACGCGCTCGACCATCACTTCCAGACCCTCGTGGGTCTGTGTCCGAAGGAACGTGTCCTCGTGCTTGCTTGTGTTGAACAGCGAGAACACCCGGTAGTCGAGGTCCCCGTACCGCTTCTGGATACCCTTGCCCCACCACTCACCAAAGTGGTAGCCAGGACCGAGAGTGTCGAACAGAACCTCGGCGTTCTTCTTGACCCACGCGGCAAAGCCAAAGTTGTCAGTCGTCTTACCAGGGTAGATCAGCCGGTTCTTGGACTGAGCGCCAACCCGGTAGAGGCTGTCGCCACGGACGATCAGCTCGTCGGACGGGATCAGGTCAACGTCCATCAGGGTGACGTCCTCGAAGATGATGGCAGAGTTCGTGCCGTCGATCTTCTCGGTGATGACGATGTCGCGGAACAGGCGAGGCGTCTTGCCCCAGCTACGAAACTCCATGCGCTCTCTCTCCTTGGGTCTGATACTAGACTACCAGATGGCGAAGGGCCGGGTCAACCCCGGCCCTCACCAACCATCAGCCTCGCGTCAGTTCCTGGATGTAGTACTCCTCGTACTCAAGGTGAGGGTCGTGGCCCTCCAAGGTGAAGGACGTGAGCAACGGGGGAAGATCCACACCGTACGACTCAGCGATAACGGACAGCGCATCCCACGCATCCTGCTCGGTGACGAAGTACTTACCCCCGACCACCTCACTGGACTCGACGCCCGTCGTGTCTTCCCAGTTGTTGACGATGATGAACACGCTCACGGCAGCTGCCTCCGCAACCTCGTTCTTGAAGTCCTTGATCAGGGAGCGCTCCTTACGCTCTCGCCCCCACTGCTTATAGCTCTTGAAGGTCACTTCTTGATCCTTCCAAGAAGGTAGTCCTTGCCATGCTTGAGGTACATGCTACCAGAGTCCTCGCCGTCCGGCATCCGCATGCGGACAACCATGGTGTTCGACTGGTCGACGTGGTCTGACATCGCTCGCCAGAGGTCACCGCCAGCTTTGTCGCCGTCCTCGGCCAGGTACACACGGCTGAAGTCTTCGAGGACGTTAGCCCAGTGAGGCTTCCAGTTCTCAGCTCCGGGGATCCCGATGGCGGGAACCCCGATCATGTGCCACACGATGGCGTCCAGCTCGCCTTCGCAGACGACAGCCCAGTCATCAGCCCAAGCGAGCGACTGCACGCCATACAGGTTGACCGGTGAACCCTTCCGCTTCCAGTACTTGGAGTGGTCCGGGATCGTCTTGCAGTCGTGATCCCGCATGCACCTGAAGTTGAAGTTGACCGGACCGGCGTCCGTCAGGTACGGGATCGCAAGGTACCCAGACGCAGTCTCGTGGCCAGGCAGAGCGTCACGAACGACGCCGAGCCCAGCGCTTTCCGCCTGCTCCAGGCTGATTCCTCGGCCCGCGAGCCAGCCCTCGGCCTCTCCCAGATGGGGAGCGTACGTTTCCCACGCTCTCGCCAGATATTTCCGCTGCTCTTTGGACAGCTTCACGATACGTCAGCCCCTCGTGTCTCATCAGGATCTGGACTGCGTTGCCCTTTGGGCAGTCGTCCGCGTGGCAGTTGTAGATCTGTCGTGCTGTGTTGACCGAGCCCGAGGCGTCCGAGTCCTTATGGAACGGGCATCGGTAGGGCTTCCATCCGAGGCCCTCAACCACAGGCTGTCCACCGAATGACTCCAGGATTGGTCCGATGGGAAAGATCGGGAACTCAGTAGAGCTTTCGTCCCTTTGCCTCGTCCTCAATCTTAGCCAACCCCTTCCTCAGAGCGACGGCGTAGTCGTCGTCGCCGTACACCACATCGTCGTCACCGTAGTAGACCTCGTCATAGACGCAGGAGTATACGGCCATCAGCTCGTCGTTGCTGAACTCAATCACCTGGCTTCACCTTTCCCACGATCCTGTGCGCTGGAGGATCACGGAGGTAGTCCGCTGCTCGGTCGAATGCTGAAGGATCATCTCGTAGCCGTCCAACCGTAGTGTTGCAAGGGCGGCAGAGTAGTCCCCGGACGAATCCTGTACTGTGATCGTGATCGACGGACAGTCTTCGAGACTGACCAGTAGCCGTAGTGCAGATGTAACAACGTCTTCCTTGGGCTTCATATATAGCCCAGTACTGTTCAGGACTGAGGCCGTATCGATCCATGATGCCTCTTGCCCAGGCAGCCTCTCGCTGCTCATTCTTCCTCTTCCTCTTGCAGGTCGCGCAGCGAGGACCGGGCCGACTCAGCTTACGCGTCGTCGACCCACAGTCCTTGCAGCCAGGCTTCAGTGCTTCAGGCACGGGTACGGATCCCCGCAGATAGGGCAGTTGCCGTTCATTCTTCCCAACCTCCTCGACCGATACACCCAGCACAGGGAACCGACTGCTGATGGGTGTGTTCCTTGCCGTTGGCGTCGATCACGACGAACGGCTTGACGATCTCACCGCACCCGTTGCAGTGCGGGCATGAAACCCATGCCATCAGCCCTCCTCGTACTCGTTACCACAGTCGCGACAGATGAACCACTTGCAGTCAGGCTCATCGCAGTCCTCGTTGCACGGCTCGTACAGGCAGCCGTACTCCTCGCGGGGTGTGTACTGCATCAGATCAGCTGCTGACACTTGGCGCAGACCATGACGGGGACACCGTCACGCTCCACGGTGATCGGGTAGTGCTCTTCTCCGGGAGGTACAGGGCAACTCATCAGTAGTCCTCCTCGCCTTCCAGGATGCGGTAGGCGTGGTCGATGCCCTGCCAGTTGTCTACTCCCGCCGCCTCAAGGGCGGTGAGGAAGTTGTCACGCTCGACCAGCTGGTCATACTCGGACTGCTTGATCAGGATGTACTCTTCGTTGGCCATCAGTCATCCTCCCAACCGTCCGACGAGGTCGGACGTTCCGGGGCTGCGACTCCGTCGCTAGCCCAAGCGTTGATCTTGTCTTCCTTGTCGGTCCAAGGCCCGTCCCTGAAGAGCACCGGCACGTCGACCGGTTGCTCCATCTCTTCGATCAGGCACAGCGCAGGCTGTGCCCTCATCTTGAACGTGCCGTTCTTCGCCATCGGATCCTGGGGACCGAAGCGGTTCTTCACCGTTGCGACGTCCAGAGTTCCAGCGTGAGCGTCACCCCAAAGAGTGAGAATGAGCGTCGGTAGCTGGTTAGCCTTGCCCATGATCGCGGAGCGAGGCGGAGGACTACCAGCCTTCGCTGATTCACTCGTATGATGAACAACGAGAATCGCCGTCTCTTGCTCACGGGCCATGTCCTTCAGCTCGGCCATGAGAGCCCAGTAGTTCTGCTCACCGGCGCCCTCGTAGTTGATGTCCATCATGATGTCGATCACCGTGAGGTGAGGGTACTCGCCCTTCAGTTCGAAGAACGCATCAGCCTCACGTTCCATGTGTTCGAGCGTCGGGCTGGACATGAACGACCAGCGTACAAAGTCCATGTCTTTGAGCGTGTCGTGAGCGAGTTGCTTGTTGGTCATCACCCACAGCTCGGTCTCGTCGGTGGCCGTACCTGTCAGCATCGAGAGGGATCTCGATGCCATGGTGAAGTCGTCCGAGTCGGACGAGTGGTAGAGGGTGGGAACGCCGATGTTCTTCACGGCGTTCAGGGTCATGACCGTCTTCATCGAGCCAGGCGGACCAGCCACCATGGTGATGCTGCCTCGACGAAGGTGCATCTTCTTCTCATCGAAGATCGGCCACGGGGAGGGTAGGGGTTCGCCTGCCGAGACTCCCCGCTTGACGGTTCGTGCGAGTGTCTTCAAACAGCACCCCCAAGGGTCTGGATCAGCCGCGAGGTGGCAGGTTCAAGACCGTAATGGCCACCCTCAACGTCGCCGTGCTGATCACGCCTGCTGAGGTAGTACTTGATCTGGGATGCCATCTCCTCAAGGTCGAGCAGTACTTCGCGCCACTCTTCAGGGGTGGCGGCGACGGCGATCTCACCCCTGCTATCCTCTTCGGCGTAGTACAGAACCCGCATCACTTGCTGCCCTTCGTGTCCTTGAACCGCTTGGCCATCTCGTCGAGTTCCTTTTCCTGCTCCTCGGTCAGAGCCATGGGGGCACCTCCTTAGTGCGTGGACCTGATGGGAATCGAACCCATGTCCATCTGCGTTCCGCGTGCGGCTTTCACAGATGTCGAAACCTTCCAGGCCCTGGGTGGACCTGGCGGCCGTCACCGCCAGGTGTCTACGGAGTCTCCGCAGGATCATGCCAGGTCCACTGTTCAGCTAGCCTTGACGACCTTCATCGAGTGTTCCTTCTTGTTGCCGTTGCGCTTGTCCAGCTTCTTACCGAAGATGTCACCCTCATCGAGAGAGCCAGCCTCGGAGACCGCAGCCTTGAAGGCCTCACGCTCGTTGGCCGAGCCGGTCGC